CCGTTTGGAAGGTTGTTTTGACCTTGTCAAAGTTTCTTTCAGCCTTTTTAATATCCTGAGACAGGCTTTTAGTCGGAGCTCCGACTGTATTCATCTCCTGTTTGAGGCGGTTCAGCCGTTCCCGTGCCTCTTTATAAGCCTGTCCGACTTGGTTCAAAGCACGGGATTGTTGTTTGTAGGCCTCAATTTGCGCTGCTTTTCCCTCTACGCTCTTAATCGTTGCTCCGAGCTTGGAGAGCTGCTTGTCGGCAGTTGTAAAAGAATTTTTGAATGTACTGCCAAGTTTGGCTCCGATTGAGATTGATACTGCGGCTCTGGTATCAGCCATTATTTATACTTTCATAAAATTTAACGGCTTTTTCATACCAGCCGACAAAATCTTCCTCGTCCAAGTCCAAAATCTCGGACAAAGACCAGTGGGTAATGTGTGAGAGGGTTATTACGGCTTCTTGGAGGTCGCCCTTTATTTGAAAAAATCCAAATAAGCCCGCTGCAGAGCCTGATAGTCTTTCTCATCCAGCTCTTGCAGAACTTCAGGTGCTACTTCGCAAAGATTTGATAAGAGTCTGATTTCGCGTTCTTCATCGCTCAGGTTAAGTTTTGAAACCGCCAAACGGTCTTTGACTTTTGAACGGCGAATATTTAAGGTTTGATAAGCGGTTCCGTTTACGGTAACCGGAAACAGAAGTTCTAATTTTGTTGTATTTTCCATGATTAAATTCCCAATGCATCTCTGATTTCAGACATAACGTCGGTACCGTTGATTTTACGGATCATGTTATCGACGTCGATTTCAATAACATCGCTGTTGTTGATGTTTAGTTTGTAGTAGCGGCAGGAAACGGAGGCGCTTAAGGTGCCTTTGTCTCCGGCTTTGAATTTGCCGAAGTCAAGTTCCTTGTACATTCCGCGCAGGCTGATAACCATCGGTGTGACCGAATTGTCATCACACAAAGCGCTGCGGAGAGTGACCTGCACTGCGTTTCCGTCAACCAAACCGAAGAGTTTCATCAGTTCCGCGTCAAAATCGACCAGTGTAAACTGACATTCCATTTTCTCCATACCCAAGTCGATATCGATCGGGGCATCCATCCCGCCGCCGCGGAATTCTTCGGTTTTGATCGTAAGTTTCGGCGGCGTGACTTCTTCCGCTTTTCCGGCATAGCCGCGGCCATCCACGAAAAGCGAAAAGTTTTTTAAGACTTTTGCTGTCATGATTTTCTCCGTTATTTGAAGATTTCTTCCAGGTAGTCGTTAACCATCCGGGAGCGGAAAGTTATGTGCTCTGCCGGATACGGCGGGGTAAAGTCAAAATCAAAGGTAACTTTGCCTTGTTCAACTTGATCCGGCGTGTTGATGCTTGAGTCCGCCCAACACTTGCCGTCAATAATTGCCCCGATATTTTTAAGATACCGGAGATAATTGTTGACACCTTCGCAGACGTCTTCGACATAGGTTTTGGTAATATTGCGGTCAACAGCCCACAAATGCTCTTTCTGCAAGCTGTCATTTATCATATCGGCAGTCCGTCGGACGGAAAGAAAAGCCCATTTTTCATCGGCAGATGCCGTCCGGTTGCCCCAGAGACGGAAGCCATCCTCTTGAATAATTGTCGCGACTTTGTTTTCGTTTAAGAAATTAGCCTTGCAGCTTGTATCGCCTAAAGCAAAGTCAATTGGTTTCGATATGCCAATAATGCCGTTGATGGTCGTGTTAGAAGGAGACCACCAGAAACCGCGCTCATTGTCGGATTTCGCCAATAGTCCGGCAACCGCGGCAGAAGATGGAAAACTGACAATCTGATCGTTTTCGTCCTGGATTTTAACCCACGGATAAACGCTGTAAACACGGGCAGAGCCAAAACATTTTTGATATTTGATTGCATCCTGCTCACTACCGTCCGGACAATCGGCGATAATTACGGCTTTCAGCCGTTCGGCAATTCCCAAAAGCTCGGAGACAACGGGATTTGCCAATGTCTCGCCGTCATCATCCGGCTGATCATGCGTAAATCCGGGTGCAATCAGGATTCTGGGCTGAACGCTGACTTCGGTCTGGGCAGCCAAGAGGCAATTGACACCGCGGTAAGTTCCGTCGGCATTGGCTCCGCCCACAACATCGCTGGATTTGATTTTAGAGGTATCCAGATATTTGTAACTTACCATCAGAGCTTCTTTTTCCGGAATAGTCGATTCTCCGGTTTTGGTAAGAATTCCGTTAAAAGCATCTAATGTATAATCAGTAGTTTCTGTATAAGTAACGCTTTCATCGGCTTTTTTGACAACGACATCCGATACAATCTTATGATCAAGGGTAATTTCTCCGTAGTCATCAAATTTTACATTGTCCTGCTTGATATCGGATTTCTGTTCAGAATTTGTTTTATCGGCAACATTGATGACAACAACCATCGCTCCGGTCTGGTCAAAAATCTGATCCAATGCGCGGGGAATAGTGAAGCCGTCAACATGGTTTCCGAAGTATTTAACGGCTTCGGTAGGAGAACCGTTAATAAGGATCGGTGTATTGACCGGCCCCTGCGGTGCTGTGCCGACAAGTCCGATGACGGAGGATTTAACGGTTTTAATAGCCCGCGTGCCATCATCAATTTCGATAACTTCAACACCGTGTAAATACTGATCTGCCATATTTATTTCCTTTTCATAAAAAAAGAAGGCTGAAATTTCAGCCTCCATCAATTATTTGATAAATTGAACTTTAATATATCCGGCAGTTCCGGGTAAACCACTGGTACCACCGCGGATATTTCCACCGGCTCCAAACCCGTTTCCTAAAATAGAAACTGTAGATTGAGCCTTTCCGTTTGTTTTAACTTTCGTGGAAATAATCTTTAATTTGGAGGAAACGGTAATTGTTCCTCCAGCTCCATTATTGGCATAAGCTCCATCTCCTGTACCTCCACCACCATTTCCACCACCGAGAGTTAGTAGAGTAACATTATTTAATACAATTGTCGTAGCGGTACCATTTGACCCGGGACTGGCATTTCGTCCGGAACCATTTCCTCCGTTACCGGGAGTACCGACAGTTATTTTCAGAACGCCTTTTTCTAATTGCACAATTCCTTTAAATGCTGCAGCGGAACCACCAACCTGACCATACCAGGCATGTTTTCCTGCAGAGCCGCCACCGCCGCCACCAGCTCCGGAACCGGTAACTTCAAACTGAGCTTTTTTGATTTCGAATGTGTATGTTCCGGGTGTAGAACTTTCAAAGACGACAAAATCTTTAGGATATACTGTATTTCCGGCTCCCAAAGGCGTAATTTTTGTTCTTATCGTCATGTCCACATTCCCTGTAAGCTGCCAACCCAAGAAGCACCATTATCAAAGGAACGGAAAGCCAGCAGATAATTTCCGGCTTCGTCAAACTCTGCCACATCATCGTTTAGCCAATGTATCTTTGCTGCTTGAACAAACGAAATACTAAATTTTTTTGGCATCTCAATAAAAAGCTCAAAAGTAATGACTTTCTGGTAGATGTTTGCCTTGGTAACATTAAAGTCCAAAGCGGTATTTGCACTGACAGTCTTCTTATAAATTGAGTATTTTTCAGATACTTCGACCGTATTTCCGGTTACGACAAAGATATTCTGGAAGATTTCTTTGGATGGCGTAACCGTAAAACCATCGCCTTTTTCGTTCAGAATAACGGTTTTGTCTTTATTATCGGCGGCAATGAGTACATCCAGAGAGGAAACCGTTGACTGCTCATGTTTGGTAAGATGATACCGTTCTGTAGAGTTTCCGCCTTGCAATCCGGGAAGTTTCTGGTGTTCTGCCGCGTTACTGAAATCTTTCAGGGCATAATCGTCCAGTTTGAGCTGTAGGGCTTCAAATTTGTCCGAGCTGACTACCGAATTATGGGGATTGATATAGATGTCAATATTTGGGGCTTCCGAAAACCCAAGCACCATGCGGATATACAGGTCTTTGGAGGAGCCGCTTTCACTCTGCGGCTTATAGGTTACCGGATATTTACCGACAGCAAACAAGTCGCTGTCTTCATCAAAAATTCCGATTTCCCGAATAAAAAAGCCGCCAATTTCGGCGGCAATAGCAGCTTCAATAATAATTTGGTTAGGATATTTGCTGTCTACTTGTACCAGAGTGAGTTCGCAACGATGCAGTTCCCGCACCAGTTCTGTCTGGCTTTTATCCAAGGTATAATAGTTGCCATTTCCATCGCCGACAGCCATATGGGTCAGATTGACATTTTTACCGGTTACTTTGGTCTTAGCCAGCTTTTCAAGCCCTTTTTGCGTTACAATGGAATAAAACTCTTTTGCTGCAGCAGCATCTGTCATATCTCAAAAACCTCAAGACTGTAAATTGTTGTTATTTCGCCGGTAGAGAAAGCGCTTCCCAACCGTGGAGTTTCCGAAGTCGTACACAAAAAAGCCCGCAACATCTCCAAATGGGAACGGACATTCTTGGTTTGGTTAATGACAGCCTGAACTTCCGTCAGATCGTTGATATCAAATCCCTCGGTCACCACTTCGATAAAAACGCGAAATGTATAGGGATCGCCGCCATAATCAAACCATTCTTCAATTGTGACATGGTCAAACTCAAAGGCTTCCAATGCTCTTTTGAGGGCGCCGAGCGTTCCTTTGTGGCGGTGAACGCTGATACTGGCCTTAATTACATTGCGCCGGATAGATTCGGCCCATGTTTCATTCCAAACGTCAACCGATAAAGCCCAACCCAGCCACGGCAGAAGATGTTCCGGACATTTTTCCGGATTTCGCAGATAACGGTTCAAAATTTCCAGAAAGGAAAGCCTGCTGCCGGTTTTCTCTAAATCTCTCAGTAATTTTGAAGCATTCGGCGGTAACAGGCT